TGCAAAGTAATCTCCTGAATGGAGATGGGATCAGACTTCTCAAGCAGTGCTTCAACCCCGAGTTTTTTTGTTTGTTTTCTTGTTGACATTTTGGCTTACCATCATGGGTTCAATTAGTTTGTTAATGTAAGTAGCGAAAGATTCGCCATTGACGCCAACAGAGATGCACCACTTGTCATCATGCAATAGGGCAGTGATGTCACGCAGAGCTTTGTTATAGCCACCGTTAAACTCATCATCGCCCTCGAGGATGATGGTGATGGCATCACGCACAAGGGATGATGCTTTGCGTTCACCGGCTGCTTCCTTAAGCTTCTTATATATATCGTCAGGTAGATGTACCGAGTATGGTATTAGACGCTTTGTGTCCATAATTGGAAGTCCTCGTTGATGCGCCAGAACTTGGCGGCTGCTGTTTGATTTGTTTTGAGTTCAGACCGAGACTGGATGTTAAGAGTCTTGCGTAACCATTCGATTACTTCAGACTCATCATCATCAAGGATCTCGCCTTTTAACATCAGGTATTCTGCAAATGGTTTAGATCTGCATAGGATTCCTGCTGTCCTGACGGTATCACGCTGGTACTCGATATCTTTGTTCATGGGTTTGTCTTCTCCGTTAAGACGAACCATGACCACTTGATATCGAGCGCCAACGAAGTCCCTCAGTAGAGCTTCAGGTATCTCGTCTGGATGCATACACAAGGTCAGGACGTATCCTGTCTTGTCCTGCTTGAGAGCTACCTTGACTGCTTCAAACTGAAGGGTTTCCATCTTTACCACCTGAAAACACAGCCACACTTACCTTAGTGGATGTGAGATTTTGGATAGCTTTGAGGGCTACGACCAGTCGTTCTGCATTCTCTATGGCCTGCTTAAATTCAGGGGTGATCAAAATATCAGCGGCTTGCTTATAGGCTTTGCCCATCTGCATCACTTCGTTTTGAACCCTTTCACTAGAGGCTTTCAAAGAAGACAGATCATTCTTGATCTCTCCCTTAAAGCTGTTAAGAGTTGTGCGTAACTTCGTGATAGAGGCTATCGCACGATCTCCAGATTCTGTTGCTGCAACTTCTGCTTCCATACAAGTCTTCCACATTCCAAAGTAAATCATCGTGTCTTCGACTGAACGAAATACATCAGTGCGCCAAGCAAGACCGTCTCTTGATCCGGGGTCTTTAACCTTGGCTACATTGAGTACATCCGTCATGTCGTAACAAGGCGGTGCCATCTTGTCGAGCTTGGTGGATAGAGCGTCTTCCCTCCCTATCCACCAAAGTTCACCGGCCTGCACTGGACACAACCTCGCAAGAGTTTGGCGATACAGTTCCACACACCAGTGTTCGTTGCTCCTGTACTGTTTCAGCTTTGTAGCCAGACAGTTTGTAAGCAATAGGCATGGCGTTCTTGAGAATGCCTAAGGCACTAAGACCGCCGTCATTGGCTTTGACTATGGCTGCATCGAATGCTTCAGCAAATTCAAACAAGAATGTATCTACATCAAGTGCAGTTGTCTGAATGACAAAGTCACCAGATCCTTTTGTGTCTGAAAAGATTCTTACCATGTGTCACTCCTAGAACGGTGCGTCTTCATCAATCGAAGCAGCAGACTGTTGTGGCCTGGACTCCTGGCGATTGCTTTGCAGCAGGATGTCATTGACCCTGACTCGCAGAGACTTACGAGCTTCGCCACTGGTGCGGTCATTCCAAGTTTCCTCAGATACAACACCAGAGACGGTTACCTTGGTTCCCTTAACGATGTAGGAGTGAAGGCTTTCAGCTTTGCGTCCCCACAGGCTGACGTTCCACCAGATAGTCTTGTCTTTGCCTTGAGAGTCGGCAACAGAAAAGCTTGCGATGTGAGTACCGTCTTGCAAGATCTTGTGTTCGGCGTCCTTGCCTACAACGCCAGCGATATTGATTGAGTTCATTGTTGTTCCTGATGTTTCTGTTTAGCGTTCTTGAACAAGACCATTAGTTCGGTATAGGCATTGGCATTGATAGCCTTGTACTGGTCATAGATGTTCTTGTTGTTGCGGAAGATGTTCATCACATCATCTTCGCTCGAAGTGTTCTCGAGCGCGATGGTTGTAGCGTCCTTGACCACACCCATCCAAGACTCAGTGTCACCGTCTGGTGCTGCCATAACCTTCAGATGCCACGGGCCATCCTTCTTGCCTTGCATCTCAGCAGGAGCTTTGGCAACGGGCTTAGGTTGTTGAACAGCAGGAGCCTGGGCTGGACGATTTGAGGCAGCATTGCCGTCATCGTCTTCTGGTGCAATGCCACAGGCTGTCATCAAGCTGTACCTACGGGCATAAGTTAGAGCGCTGCCATAGCCTTGTGGGTCATTCTTAGCTGCTGGGACATGGAGTGGGCCGCTGCTCAATTGTTCTCCGGACTCATGGACGAACAAAGTTTCAACGATTACACCCGTGTCACACATCGATGTCTTCTGTGTGAGCATGATCCCATTGTTATTGAGTGCGTCAATGACGGCATCAATACAGATAGCCAAGTTGGCGTAACGAGTTTTAAAGTGTGGATTAATAGATGACTTGAGTGCTGGCCCGAACTCTCGTTGGGCTAACACCAAGGCTTTGGCAATTGCGCTCATGACTTATTTCCTTTTAGCGATGCGACTTTTTGTAGGACGTCCGGGACGGGCACGGGGTGTGCCGTCTTTCTTGTAGCCATATGGTGCGGCAGGATTTTTTGCCGGTGCTGCAATAGCTACGGGCTTGGGATCAACTTTTATTACAGGGATGGAAAGGTCATCAAGCTCAGCGAACATATCAATGGGCTGGCAGATCTGACGAATCATCATTTCTGCACGATCACGGATAGCTTGCTTGATGAAGTTTTGGTCAAAGTCTTGAATGGTTTGTTGCATGATTATTTACCTTTCAGGTAGTTTTGATATTGATCACAGAACTTGCTGACCGAGCAGAAGCCCGAGCAACGAGTGCGATCACCTTCTCTTACTTCAATGATGTAGCCTTTGGCAGGCATGGATAGCTCAGCCTCCTCTCTTGTGGAGTGGACGCTCTTGGCTCTTATGCCGCCATCTTTTTTCACGGCATAAGTTGTGGGCTTTTCCCACATTTCGTCAGCAGTACATTCAGGCAACTTGTCATCGCTATTGGCACTGAAGTACGCATCGTTGTGTAGCTTAAGTCGAGACTTGACATAGGCTTCACGTTCTTCTTGTGACCACAGTGGGATGTTGATCACAGTGACTGGTGACTTTGGGTAATGTTCTTTGACTTGTGCATCTCTGCGTGACCAATCACGAATGATGGCTACGATCTGTAGACCTTTGACAGTCTGTCCTTTGACATTCTCGACAAGCCATGCATACATGTTCAGTTGCTTGTGCCAGTCAGACTTCTCATTCATCACCGACCATGAGCCGGTAACTTTGTAGTCGCTGATCACTACGCCGTCTTCATAGACTTCTTGCAGATCGATAGCGCCGCTGATAGACCAGCCATCGAAATCTATGTGCAGGCGCTGCTCAACGACATGGTGATCATCACGGCCATGCTCCAAGATGTTGTGTACAGCAGAGCCAAAGAGTGACCAGACATAGTCGCTGGCATCTTCCTCGAGATCGTTCCAGTGCTTGCGTGTGAGGTTAACGATCCGCGGCGAGTTAAGGATCTGAGTTACGGTGATCTGAGATCCTTGACTAGAGTACGTCGGACGGTTAATGACATTGAGGAATGTCTCTGGCAGATCGAAGTTGTTTGTGATCTTCATATGTCACCTGTTGTGTTAGACTCTAATGTACCTGCTATAAATGTAGGTGTCAACACCCTGTCTACCTATCTGTTGCAATGTAGGGAAAACCATGAGAAGAGCAGCAAGAGTTGATGCGAATCAGGAACAGATCGTCAGTGCGATGAGGGCGTGTGGTGCCACCGTTAGGATCGTTACGCAGGGTGATGGACTGCCGGATCTGCTGGTTGGATACCGCGGCTATACGATCCTCATGGAGGTCAAGGATGGCCGTAAGCCACCGTCTGCCAGGAAGCTGACTGAGGAAGAGCAGAAGTTCTTTGAGAACTGGACGGGCGGGATGCTTGCCATTGTCAACAGTGTGGATGAAGCACTTGAGTTGTTGAAGCGGTGCGAATAGAATGAATGTGCAAGGTCATGGTTTCCTTGCAGTTGCTTCCTTCCTTTTTAGGTTGACCCCCTGGTGTAAAAGCCAGGGGTCTTTTTTAGAGGCAACAAGTATGTGGATTGGCGAGCCGCGAGACGTGGCGGCGACCAAACAGGCACATCGCCTGAAGTTCAGTCCACATTCTTGTTGGGAAAGCTGACTTTGTCCAGTCGTCTTTCGCGGAGGCGCAGGTTGATCCCAGAACGACCGAGTGGTAAGTACCAACAACCAAAACGCATGCGGCTTGAGAACGCTAGACTTGGGAAGGTCTATTGATTCGCCCCAAGGCCGCAGCCGTTTTGGTGAATGAGGCTGGGTAGCGCCCAGATAGGTGATCCCCGCCGAGTAGAAGGGACATCGGGGTGTGAAGCCCCGACCAAGACGCATGGGGATTGCGGTGGGCCAGACCCGAACGGGATGCTACGCCGTAGGTGGGGAGAGAAGAAGCCCTAGACCACCTGAACAGTCCCCAGCCGTGTTGGGAAAGCGGATGCTGATACAGGGGGTTGCAACTAGGCGGCCAGTCAGACGCAGCGAGTACCAACAATCTGCCGTTGTAGCTCAGTTGGTAGAGCATCCGCCTTGTAAGCGGGAGGTCAAGGGTTCAAGTCCTTTCTGCGGCACCAGTCAAGACGCATTTATTTTTACTTGACCTGTTGACATGTGTTGATATGGTGTGGTTATAATCCTCTCGTTGCTAGGCAGTGGAATGCTAAGCAAGAGCCGATAAGTCAGATCCCGACCCCGTAATGGGGTTGCTCCAGTCCACAAGATTGGTGTCATTCCACCGGGGTCTGTCTTATCGGCTTTTTTGTTTTCCACGCTTGGCTTTGCCCTAGAAGTCTATCGGGTTCTGGGTCGGCATGAGGGAAGCGTAGGAAACCGCAAGGTGTAGTCCGCAGTCCACCGATCCTACAACGTTCTGGTCTAGGGCGAGAGCGCACAGAAGGTGCAGGCGCAATTGGGGATGACGCCGTAGTTGTCCGGGGGTTCAAGTCCACCGGGTAGCAATTACGGTATGGGTAGCCAAGCTAGACGCTGCTGGAAGCGGAAAGTACCCATAGGTGGATCAATCAGATGTGAGTCCACCCCACACGATACTCAGCTACGGCTCCGGGGATGTGGAAAGTTGCCAACGGGATTCAGTTCCCGTAGGCAATACCATGTCCAGCCGAGCCTAGCACCCACCAAGGATGTGAAAAATGACTTTAGCTAAACAACTTAGAAAAAAAGCGATGTTGTTGTCATGGAAGTTAAAGGCATCAAAGTTGACAGACAAAGAAGTAGCAGATGAGTTAAGAAAAACTGCTGATCAGTTTCTTTATTCACTTGAGTGGCGCAAATTAAGACAGCAAGCTATAGAAAAATATGGATTAGTTTGTTGTAAATGTGGCAGAGAAAATAGCAGACAGTACCCAATTAATTTTGATCACATCAAGCCAAGAAAGTTTTTTCCAGAACTTTCATTAGACATAGAAAATTTACAGCCACTTTGTGGCCCATGTAACAAATCAAAAGGAAATAAACATAAGACCGACTTTCGCCGGTCTTAATAAAAGTACTTTTACACAGACTTCTGATGCTCGAGTGGATCGTACTTGGGTTGGTTGTTGATCTGGTTGTCAAATTTAACAACTAGCATTTGTTCACGGATGTACTGGCACTCGTTGTAGCGGTGCAGCCAGCGTTCATCTTTAGTTTCTGCGTACAGATTTCGGAGTTCGTCGAGCCGTTCGTTGAGATTCATGGTTATCTTGTTTCTGATAATTACAGATAATTGATTAAAGAGAACGTAGTTCCCTGTCTCTGGCAAGTGCAAGTGTCAATCGGTTTGGATACTTGTTGGTAGAAATTATGCGGCTGATGTAGACACCTACGGTTCTTTGGGTCAGTCCGAGTTTTCTAGCAACGAGGTCAGTCTCACCAAGTTCGCACAGTGCATCGAGAAGTTCTGCTTCACGTTTTGTCAGTATCAATGGTTTGGGCATAGGTTCTGATGGCCGCGGCGATTGCTAAAGATCCATATCCTTCTATGCCAAGTTTCTCACACAACGAAGCGTCTAGTTCACGTTGTGATTGACAAGCCTGCTGCCATACAAACTTTGCGTTGTTAAGGCCGAGCAGTAGCTGTTCCTTTGGGGTTATGGTTGACCACCATTTATCGAAGTTCATGTTTTCTCCTTCAGCTTGTCTATGGCATAGGCCATTACCTGATCAAAAGTCCATCGGTTGTCAGGCTCGATCTGATTGACCGCGCTGTATATCTGCTTCACATAGCCCCACAGTTGATCTCTTTGCCTCATCGCGCAGTCAGGGCTTTGGCAGTGGAAGCTGCATGAATGTACGTCGTTCATTGGAGCCTTTCCTCTTCATCAAAGGTCATGTCGAGTGGGTGCGGCACATCATCATGGACAAATACCCCGTCCTCATTGCGCTCAATCCCTCTGCCACACACTACGCAGTAGTAAACATCTTCGTCAGTCATTTCTTCTCCTTTGCTGGGCAGTCTCGGCCCTGATTACAGTCATAGTTGCACTCGTCACAGGCGTCAAAGTTTGCAGTGCAGGCCCACCAGATAGCGCCAGCGAACAGGCCGATGGTGATAAGGATTTCAGTGATGTTCATGCTTGTCCCCTTGCTCTGATGGTGTGGGCACAATCGGCTGGGGTAGGCCACTTGCAGCATTCAGTGCCCTCTGCCTTTTGTTCCATCTCGTCACACACCTTTGCACACGCCTCGCGCTCGGCTTCGATTGCACTGTTAACTAACCGCAAAACCTCTTCGTCACAATCCATTAAACGTTTAAACGCAACAAGGTTTAGCTGTTGCCTGTGGAATAGTAGGTTGTATTCATCCCATGTCATGCTTGCCCCCTTGCTCGGATGGCGGCAGCGCATCTCTGCGCTATGCCTTCAATCGTTGCTTCGCCGTCACACACCTCCGCACACGCCTCGCGCTCGTCAGCAGCGACAAGGGCGGCGAATCGTTCAAGGCTTTGAATGTTGGGTATGACGATTACGCCCATGTGCTGCATGAACCCAGCCTCTTGCGCCATCTTGATGATGTCTTCTTTCATTTCTCATCCCTCCATGTGCCATCCTTAAAGATGAACCGTGTAAACAGCAGGTTGCCACCCAGGTCGTAGTGCGCTGCCATGCACGGTAGTTTGTTAAGCGCAGGGGATCGGGACTGAAGCCCAACGCTACTCTTGTACTCGTGCGGGAAGTAGTACATGGTTGTGTGTGCTTCCTTGGGTGTGTCTGGTGGTGTGGTGAAGTCGTACAGATCTCGTTTCATTCTTGCCCCCTTTCCCTGATTGCGTCAGCACACTCCATCGCGTTGCCACCGTTGAGCCAATGCTCACAGCATATCTTCACGCATTGCTCACGCTCGGCATTGACAGCAGCGCACCAACCCTCCCAGGCCCAGTAAGCCGGGGTGTATATGCGATACGGGTTGTCCTTCAACAAATCGTCCGAATTCCACCAATTGTTAAATTCTTCTTTCATTCTTGCCCCCTTGCTCTGATGGCCTCAGCGCAGTCCTTGGCTTCGTGGTTGTAAAAGGTTTCACACACTTTCGCACACGCCTCGCGCTCGGCTTGGATGGCGGCATTTACCAGCCGCAGTACTTCTTGGTCGCAGTCCATTAACCGTTTAAATGCCACAAGGTTTAACTGTTTTTTGTGAAACAGCTCGTTGTACTCATCCAATGTCATGCCTTTCCCCTTGATCTGATGTCCGCAGCAATGTTCTTGCAAGCAGTATGGTGTGCCACGTTTTCTTTTACAGATGCGTCCAACAGCATTCTGTTTTCTGCCACCCTTGCACACGCCTCGCGCTCGGCAGCGGCGACAAGGGCGGCGAAGCGTTCAAGTTCATCATGCACTAGCAAGTGATCCTCAAAAAGGAATCCCAAGCCAGACTCCCGCGCCATGCGGATGATGTCTTCTTTCATGACTGCTCCTTGTATTTGCTACACCAAATTACAGTTTTGCCCTGCGCGATTGCCGTTTTAGCGCAGTTTTTGTGGACACATTTATTGCACAGCATCATGCTTCCCCCTTTGCCGCAGCGATTGCTGCACGAGCTTTGGCCATGTCTTCATCGTCTGAACAAGTTCCGTGTTCCACAAAACCTTCCAGCGCCTCCAGCAGTTGCCTGTTGATGCGTTCTTGAAATCTCAAGACTACCCCCGCATCTAACAAAATGTCCATGTTCTCAGGCGTCCAGATAGCGGCAAGCTGTTTTGCAAGTATGTAGCCGCGTGTCTGCTCCTTTGCTGCATATGTCCTTTCAAGCAGCAGGTTGTAGGCTTTCTCAACCTCATCCAGGCGGCGCAGTTCGGCGGCTGAGTCTTCGACAAACCAACGGGCAACGTCAATCACACTGTCTTCAGCGTCAGCCTGTTGAATGGCTCGTGTCAGCGCATCAGCCAGCCGCTGTGCTTCAATAGTCATAGCTCACCCCCTCCTTTAAAGCAATAGCATCAGGGTAGTGGTGTTTAAACCTACCCCAGTATTCTTCTCTCTCATCTTTAGCCTCACACCACCGCAGAAGGCAGTACCAACAAGATTCTTCTACTCCTCGTTCAAACATGAGGATGGCATCAAGCATCGATGCAGTCACCCTGATGTTTGCGTGGTACATACCAAGAAGCTCATCAAGCATTTGTCTGTCAGTCATTGCCCCCTCGCTTTCTTCTTCAGTGTCTTCTTGTGCATTGGCATAGCAGGCATATCAGTCGTGTAGTCCTGCGGCCAACCACCGACGCTGGCTGCGTATGGCGCTGATGGCTCAATGCCAAGCTTGCGTTGTTCATTGACATGGCGGCTTGCCTGATAAGCATTGCGCCGTGCCTTTTCAAGGTCATTAAGATTTATCTGTGGCTTGTAGTTGCGCCAATCGAATGGATTGTTCAATTTTTCTCTCCACTGGTTTTGCCAAGAGCCAACGATCACCCAATTGACGGACTGATCTGACCCATTTTTTCTGGTTGTTGCGATTCACATGCCGCGGCATGTATTCAACATTAAAGAGTTGCCGAACGTGGCGTAAGACGGTGGTGTTCATGCAATCCTCCAGCAGCGCAACTCCCCTTCAGCAGTTTTGCGAACAACAAATTTCTTGTTATTTGCTTTGTTGTACCGAGAAACGTAAACAGCGATAGCTGTACGCTTCACAGACTCTGGTACTTTAAAACTGTCACCGACCTTCATGTCATCAAGAGGCCACTTGCGGGGCACGGGTACGTTCGAATCAATCTTAATTTTTATCATGATGCTTGCTCAAATCTCGTTGTTGTTGCTTACGTTGTTCCCTCTGGTAGGCCCGCTCTTGTTCAGCTGTCCAGGGGATAGGGCCACCGGGTGGTGGGAAGGGCCAGTTGTCCATGCTTTGCTCCTTTCAAAGTGTTGCAGGAGCGAACATCATAGCACAGTCCTAACAGACAGCAAGTCTTTTTTCTAGCTATTGCAAAACGACGATTTTGTGCTAGACTGCCCGTCCGCCAGCAGATGTTGTCCTGTAAATTTTTACAGGACGTTGGCGTCAATCAAGGAGAAAAGATGGACAACTATTTCCAAGAAATAGAACTAGTTTGGAAAGTAAGGATCGTAGCGAAGACTGAAGTTGCGAGGTCTTTGATGAAGAACGCTAAGGCGTATCTTGATGATGCTGCTAGCAAAATTCCGGACGTACTGATGAGTGATAGTGTTGTTGAGGCTTGGCAAATTAACAAAGAGGAAACCAAATGATCAAGAAGATGAACGTCAACGCCATCATCCTAGATCCGCGGCTGCAAAGTCGGGTTGCTACTGATGAGGACATGGTTAAAGAATTCGCTGAAAAGATGCAGGACGGTGATGTCTTCCCGCCCGTCAATGTCTACCTTGTAGATGGCACTCACTACTACTTGGTTGATGGATGGCACCGCGCTCTGGCTATCAAGCAGATGGGCAAGACCACTATTGATTGCATCGTTACCGAGGGCACATGGAGGGATGCAAAGTGGGCCAGCTTAGCGGCCAACAACAATCATGGACTGCGCCCTAGTCCAGCAGACAAACGCAAAAAGATCACGGACTGCCTCGAAGACGATGAGTGGTCGAAGAACAGTGACAAGATGATTGCCGAGCATTGCGGATGCAGCCGTCCTCTTGTGATGAAAGTGCGGGTTGAACTCAATGTAAAGAAGCCAGATGTTGTCAATTTTGTCAACAAAGACGGCAAAACAATGAAAAAGGATATGAGTTCAGTTGTTGTAACTGATTCTGCAAAATCAAAGCCTCAAAATGTAAGCCCTGTTGTCAAGGAAGAAGTTGATGACAAAGAAGAAAAGTACGATGAACGTGATGATGTCATCAATGATTTGAAGGCCGAGAACGTCAATCTAAAAGATCGTCTTGCAATTGCTGCCTTTGATGCAAGCGATGAAGATAAGCAGATGGCCGATCAGACCATCAAAGAACTGCGTGAGCAGGTTAGGCAATTGGAAATTGAATTGGTAGCTGTAAAGTCAAGCCGGGACGGTTACCAAAAAGAAAACTCAGAGATGAAGAAGCAAATTTTGGCAATGCAAAAGAAGCTCAAGTCTTTAGAAGCTAAATAAACATGGCCAACGCCGACTGGCCTGTGTGTCGGCAGTGGAGATCAAATGTTAAACCTACGCAAGTATCAAGAGGACTGCCTTGATGCTCTCAGAGAGGGCTTCAAGCGAGGTAACAGCGCACAAATCCTGTATGCCCCTACGGGGGCAGGCAAGACAGAGATGGCGATTGCTCTTCTCAAGGCAACGAGAGACAAGGGCAACAAGTCAGCGATGGTGCTAGACCGCATCATCCTATGTGATCAAACCAGTGGCCGACTGCAACGCTATGACATCGATCATGGGGTTTTGCAGTCTGGTCATTGGCGCTACAGACCACACGAAAACATCCAGGTTTGCTCGGCCCAGACGCTCGAGAAACGCGGCAGCTTCCCTGGCCTATCTCTTCTCATTGTGGATGAATGCCACGCAACTAGAGCGCAGACAGTTGAGTTCATCAAGAAGAATCCAGAGATAAAAGTCATAGGACTTACGGCCACGCCTTTTACAAAAGGGTTGGGCAAGATCTACAAGAATGTGATCAGCACGGTTACCACCAAGCAGCTTGTAGATGAAAAAATTCTGGTTCCTCTTCGTGTGTTTATCTCTAAAGAGATAGACATGGAGGGTGCGAAGAAGGTGGCTGGTGAGTGGAGCCAGAAGGAGACAGAAGCCCGCGGCATGACCATCACTGGTGATGTAGTGTCTTCATGGGTACAGAAGACCAATGAGATCTTTGGCAAGCCCGTCAAGACCATCATCTTTTCCAGTGGTGTTAATCACGGTCAGGATTTGGCGAGGCGCTTTGCAGAGGCTGGCTACAACTTTATCAGCGTGTCTTACAAGGACGACGACAAGTACAAGAAGGAGGTGATTGAAGACTTCAGCAAGCCCGACACAGAGATCAATGGCTTGATTGCTACTGATGTCCTGACCAAGGGTTTTGATGTGCCTGATGTCCTGATTGGCGTATCGGCTCGACCATTTAGCAAGTCGCTGTCATCTCACATACAGCAAATGGGCAGAGTAATGCGCGGCTATCCCGGAAAAGAGTTTGCTGTTTGGATTGATCACAGTGGCAACTACATTCGGTTCAGGGAAGATTGGGATCAGATCTTTGAGCATGGTGTAGATGAGCTTGATGACGGCAAAGAGAAGTCAAAGCCAGAGAAGACAGACAAAGAGAAGCAAGAGCATAAGTGCCCATCTTGTAGCGCTCTGTGGCCTACCGGCAGCGACACTTGTTTGAACTGTGGCTACGTCAAGAAGTCCAAGAGCATGGTGTCTGAAGTGCCTGGGGAGCTTCGTGAGCTACAGGGCAAGGTCACTGGCGCTTTGACAAAGGAGCAGTTCTGGGCGATGTGCAAGCACCAGATGGTTACCGCGGGATGGTCAAATGGGCGAGCGGCTCACACATTCAAAGAAAAGTTTGGTGTATGGCCTCGTAATCTTGATGCTGTTCCTACGATGCAGCCAAATCCGGAATTTGATAGGTTTGTCAAAGCAAAATTAATAAGATACTTGAAGGGCATGAGGCGCATATGAATTTCATCCAGTTTGCCAGGGCACATGGCATTTTGATTGACTACCTACCTCCGGTGGGTGTTTGGAAGCGATTCCCGACAGACGATCACCCTCGCAGCCGCAATGGGGCAGTTAAATTCATGGGCAATGTAGGGTTCGTACAGAACTGGGCATTGAACGAGGCTGTCAATGTGTGGAAGGACGATGGTGCTGTCGTTGACACTCGTGAGATGGATCGATTGGCTCGGGCAGAGAGACAAAAGCGTGAGCGCTTGCAGAAGGAAGCAGCTAGCAAAGCTACATGGATTCTCAATCAATGCCAGTTGGGCAGGCATGAGTATTTGAAACGCAAGGGATTTCCGGAAGAACTTGGCTACATCTGGGTCAATGAAGGCAACAAGATCTTGTGCATTCCCATGCGGGTAGGTGGTCACCTTGTTGGGGTGCAGATGATCAGGGAGGACGGCGAAAAGAAGTTTCTGTATGGTCAGAAGACTTCTCATGCACAGTTCGTCTTTGACAACAAGGGTATTGATGTTCTGTGCGAGGGATACGCCACTGCTTTGAGCGTGAGGGCTGTGCTGAAGCAGTTAAAGCGCCGCTACACCTTGCACGTTTGTTTCTCAGCGAACAACATGGAGAAAGTCGCTTCCACTCTGCAAAGGGGGTTTGTCATAGCTGACAACGATTTGAGCGAGACGGGCGAACGAACGGCAAAAAAAATCGGCTGGGCGTACTATATGCCGCCAGCCGGTGATTTCAATGACTTCTTTGTTGATCAGGGTCTATTCAGAAGTACCCAGATCATTGCTAAATCAATGCCGATGTTCTGAATAGAGTGGCATCTGTACGGTCATCATCCGAGGTTCTCGCATTTCGATTTCCGAAAGGCGGTACAACAGGTAATGACCGAGATGGTCGCTGTTCACACCGTTGCCCAGGTTCTCTGAGACAACGGTGATGTGTCCATTCTCATCCTCCATTAAGTGGATCGAGAAGAGACTGCCTTTGATTGGTGACTTCTTTGACACTGATGATCCTTGTAGACTTTGAATCCCGATCATCATAGTCCAACGCCATAGTTTGGATGATCCTCATGGCGTCTAGCTTTGAATCGGCGGGTAGATCTATTTGTAGCTCTACCTCTCTGACAAGGTGGATTCGATAGGTGTTCATTGGATTCCTTTCAAGGACGAAACCACAGGACATCGGCCATAAGCACGATGATTGCGATGAGCAGGACAACTCGCTCGACTTTTTCGCTGGTGGTCATAGGTTGCATGGTGTCGCTTCCAGTAGTTCGTTTCTGATTTGGTTTAGTTGCTCCATTACCTTCTCGCGTGTGCCTTTGAAGCCCATCATCTTGAGGGTTGAATAGGCTGTGGGGCCGCGTGATCGGCTCATGCCCATCATCTCCAGCTTGAGCATCTGGCGCAGCGTGAGCAGCCGTGCAGCTTCGATTTGGCTTCCTGTCAGTGTGGTCATGTCATAGTTCCTCAACGGTTTCTTCTGCGGGTACAAAAACCCAAGCCTGTACCCAATAGCCTGTCTGATCACCAGTCCGGATTGTTTTGGCGTCATCATCGACTTCAAGATCGTCGTGTGCGTACATTGAACGTGCCTTCTCGATTAGTTTTTTGTCGCTCATCTTATTGCTCCTCTTTGTGTATAAAGTGGACTTCCCAGTCTTTGTCTCGTTGGTCGGGATCTTTGTCTAGCTCCTCCCAGGCTAGGCTCTCCGCCTGTCCTTTGTCCTCTGCCTCTACTTCAATCTCGAGGTATGAAGTTCTATGAAATTCAACGTAGTACTTCTTCATTTCAGTTCCTCCGGGATATCAACGGTGTCGCCCAGCTTGGACGATACATAGCAGCGCATGGCTGCGATCAGGGGTGTGGGGCCATCAGCAGAAAAGCCGGGGCGTTCAGCCGTCCAGCCGGGGATCAAAGCAATCCCCTCCCGCTCAATGATCGGCCCCCCGTATTCCCATTCAGACGAATATTCAATCGTTACATACTTGGGGTACTCTGGATGCTTGATGCGAGTTACTGCCCAATCAAGGGCATATCCTGTCAGTTCACTAGTTTTCATTTCGCTTCTCCTTCGATTTGCTGTTGCACCAATTTATGGGCCAGATTCAGCGCCATAGCGGCACAGGTGATGGCTATAACTCTCTCATTTCCACTGAAGCATCTTTCGCAGTACTGCATCAGAGCTTTCATGTCTTCTGGTGTTGCAAATAAACCGTTGTTTGATAATGGGTTCTTCATTTGGCTTCTCCTTCTTTACGGGTTAACACATAGCGGCGCAGGGACTCATAGAATTCTGGCTCTCCTTCGAAAAACAGTTCCGGGTTATCGTCATCCCGGCAGATGTTCTCGTTGATGCTCTTGGCAGCGGCTCTCATGGCCTCCTTGATCAGGGTGTCCATGTGCTTGGTACGCTTCAAACGACGATACATCTCTGTCGTGGCATCGTTTACTTGGTCTAGGTACTTGGCCTCGGCCACAGCATCCAAACCCTTCATGCAATACGCGGCCTCTCCAGCATCCCGGATGATGTAGGCCAGTTCTCCATTGGTTTTTTCACGATAGGGGTTCATTTGTTCTCCTGTTGAAAGCTTGATGTTACACCATGTTGTCAGTTGCTGCAAGCGGTCACAACTCGATTCTCGATTTCTCTTAGTTGAGCGGGTGAGAGTAGCTGCATGATGTCCGTGCCGTGGCATAGGACTCTACAGGCTATTGCAGCGGGTGCGTATTCAGGGCGCGACCACTCTAACGGGCCAGACAAAGCCGCTTCCCCTCCGAAATATTCCGCTTCCACTTCGAGAGGGACTTCCTGAAAGTCAACGTTAACTGTAATAATTTTGCTCACGATTTCGCTCCAAAAAAACTTCAGCAGCCAGCTTGCAGGCCGCTATGGTTTGCTCCGATTCCCCTTTGCTAAGGGTAGCGCTAAGGGCTAGAGCCTCACGCATCTCTGCATGAGTTCTAGCCTGAGCGCCCATAATAAAAACCCGTGTGAGCGGGTGATCAGCGTAGGGAATCATCTGGCGTCAGCGCGGCCCCGCTCGATTAGCCTTTTGGCGTCTGGCAAATCATCCGGGTGTTCTTTAGCCAATGCTGTCCGGATATCGTGCAAAGCTCGAGCCGCATCGATAGGAAAGCGCGCCCTTTCAAGCCGCGCCCCTAATTGGATATAGAACCTTTCGGCGTGTTTAAGCATGACGCACCAATGGGATAACTTTACGGGCCTTAGCATCCGTTATCCGGGCTTTTGACCCGTGGGCGCGGAAACCGACGATGACAGTCCGATCAGCCCTCTGGCACAGCCCACAATCGGCGCAAGTAACATCCTCACGGGATTGTGCAGGGCATACAACGATAGGTAATCCGCCCGGTGTATAGGTTTTGTCCGGTGTATCAATCGGCACAATGCACGTTATCGGACAGTCTGACACTTCCGCCAGGGCATCGGCCTCTCCTGCGTCATCCGCTGATAGGTTGACGGTAAAGCCCCATTCTGTAGCTTGAGCCGCCCAATAGAGTGCATCGGCGCTTTTTTTGTGGGTGTAGGTGAAACCCTTTTTCCCGATATTGGCCCGGACAATCTCGCCCAGTGCGACGGGATCTACAGACTCACCGGCACCGGGTAGATCACCCGCTACATTGTGTCGCCACAGTTGACCCGCTGGCAGTGCCGCAATAGCCCCGCACAACTCTTCCAGTGTGCCGCCCCGCTGCGGCACTTTGTCCCATGCAAGGCGGGTATAAAAGTCTTCAGCGTAACAATCAGCCCGATAGTGTGGGCATGATTGTGGGCACGTTTCCCGCTGGCTGTAAGTAACGGGTATTGGCCCCGTTTTACTGTTGCTTGATTTTTGAATGAAATGAAATTTCATAGTTTTGCTCCGATTATTTGATGTTAGCCAGTGCTTTCAGTTCGGTTTTGATACGCTTAGCATCCGGGCCTCGCCATGTGCCAGCGTTAGCCAGAAAATAAAGCACCATTGAGCGCCCGTCATCAAACCCGTACGAGTCCCTGATAGAGTCCAATTGCCCCATAGCTTGCAAGTAAGGCACAGCCCCAAAGTATGGTTTAGCCCAGTGCGCCCGGATATCCTGAGCGATAGCGGAAAGTGTGCGAGTTGTCATTTTTGCAGTCCTTTGTAAGTTTCATATGAACGAATGGGCGAGCGCCGATCAGTGTGCTTATCGATAAAGGACAGTTCTATTCCCTTGGCCCGTGCAGCAGCCGCGAAAGTTGAATAGTCGCAGTCCTCTTCCAGATAGACTGTGCCGCCCCTTTGGTAAGAGTAGGTGCTAATGAGTCCGTCAATCCCCAATTCAATCAGGGTTGACCTTTTGACCGCTAGCCAGCCGTGCCCAGGGTCAGAATAAAAATTGAGTTTCATGGTTTGCCCCTTATGCGGCACAGTAGTCGTCGTACGCATCGCACAGCGTGACGTAATCCACGCCTAGGCTTGATGCGACGCGCCACGCTACATCCGGGAATTCAGCGTCAGCCACAGCCATTAGCGCCAGTAGTCGGTCTAGGGCTTTGTTAACGTCAGAGGGTTTAGTGCTGGCTTTCATGGTTTGAGTCCTTTCAAGGGTTAGCGGTATCAGTTGCCGCCCCGCTATTGTCGTCTCATGTAACATTGTGTCTGATGAATCTTTTTGATGGAAAACCCGGTCTTGATTGATTTTTCCTATTTGTTCCCCTATGATGGAAGTTATGACAAAGCCAAAACCGATGCCCCGATCCCGTGTGCGCGAAGCGCTACAGTCCGTTCCCCTCGAAACAATACTAGGTAACGCACATAAGGCACTAACACCAAGACAACGTAAATTCGCTAAAGAGATAGCCATGGGAAACACCAAAGCCGATGCCTACAGATCAGCCTATAACGTCAATAGCCCCGCTACCCTGACATCAAACCCATATCACCTAGCGGCAGATAGCAGGATACAAGCAGAGATACAGGCTATCGAGTTGGCTATAGCGGCTCAGGAATATCAAACCCCCGCTGCCCTTAGGCAATTAGTTATACATTCTTTGGTGAAAGTGATAGTTGATCCAGAGTCAAAGCCGGGGCAAGTAACAGCAGCAGCCAAGGTATTGGGCACGGTAACTGAAGTGGCTGCGTTCACTGAGCGTAAAGAAGTTAGAACGATATCCTCGAGCGAGTCGGCCCGTAATGAGATATTGCAACAGCTAAAGGATTTAGTACGGTCTGATGCTACTGATATCGATTCTGTAGAGTTAAGCGCCGACAGTCTACTGGCGGAACTAACAGCATCGCGAACCCCAGAGTCAGGCCA